TACCCGCTGTCCTACATGTGGGGCAAGGTGCTGCCCGAGATGCTGGAGTTCCTGCTGTTCAAGCCGTTCGGTCTGGAGATGCCGCTGGTCGGCATCCAGAACGTCAACAAGATGTACCAGCACGTGATGCTCCAGCAGGAGAACGACCCCGAGTTGCGCCAGTTCCTCGCCGACAACGAGGATGCCTTCCGGGCACTGGCCATGTTCATCCCCGGGCTGCCGTGGGACTTGCCGGTCAACATCCCCAACTGGGCCCGGCGCTCGGTCGAGGCCATCGCCGAGTCGTACTTCACCCAGATGGAGAACGAGGGCGAGGCCGACACGTGGAAGACCATCAGCGACGCTGACTACTCGTCCATCTTCTCCGACACCATCGACTCGGCGGTCGGCCTTGCGGACACGGTCAAGACCATGGGTTCGTGGCCGGGGCTGGCCCTCGACATCGCCGCCGGTGCCGTGCCCGATACCGAGGAGGAGCGCCTGCAGCGCGAGAACTTCCGGCCACGGACCACCTCGGGTCAGGAGCAGTTGCAGATGAACGGCGAGCCGGAGGGCTTCGCTCCGGCCCCGATGGTTCCGCCCACGCCCGCCCAGCAGGGCCCGGTCGAGGCCCCCGTCCAGCAACCGGTGGGTGGTGTCGAGGCCGAGGTGGAGCCTGAACTGACGGAGGCACTGGAGGATGTGACTGAGTCGCTGGGTGGCGGCTAGTATTCGGCCCACCCCTATGGCAGACTCACGGAGGTAACACGGTGGCCCTATCGCCTGACAACCCGTCCATCTCGGGCGGCGTTGCGCAGCCAGAAGGACAGGCTCCTGTCGAAGGACAGCAGCCCCAGCCCGAAGGCTCCGCTCCAGCCCAGCCCCAGACACCCGAGGAAGTCGAGGCCATCTGGCGGAACCGGTTTAGCCAGCGCGACCGAGCCCATAACGCCGAGGTCGAAAGCCTGCGCAAGCAGGTCGAAGAACTCCGGGGTACCGGGACTCCATCCGCAGCGGCTGACGGGACCACACCGGCTGGGAACTCGTACAAGGCGCAGTACGAAGCGGCGCAACAGGAACTGGAGCAGGTCCGACGGCAGGCCACCGTGGCCAACCGGCGGGCGCAGTTCCCGGCACTGGCCGGGGAGATTGCGGCCACCGACCCCGTCTGGGCATCGGCCAACGAGGAGTCGCTGGCGCGGATGAATGCTCTGGTGGGTGCCCCGCCCCGTCCCGCTCCGACCGGACCTGTCGACACCAACCAACCGCCTCGCACCCCGAACGGGCCCCGCAAGCCGCTCGACCAGATGACCAAGGACGAACTCCTACAGGAGTTGGCCCGCCAGTCACCGGCAGAGCAGGCGCGGATGGAGGCGCTACGCAACGGCGGATAGCCTGAGCAAGGCCCGCCGAGGAGAGGGAACCTGATGCAGGAGTTCTTCGGCGGGCTCATCGCAGGCGCGATGCCGTCCGTCTGGGCCGAGTACCGGCCCGCCAACGCCAAGGGTGCCGGGTCCATCCCGGGCTACGTCCTCGCGCCGCATGCCAATACCGCCGGTAGTGCCGGTGGTGTCGGTAGCCCGTCGGGTGGCCAGCAGGGCTGGGACGCGGCGGTCAACATCCAGCCCATCCCGCCGTCCAACGCGGGCACGCTTGCTGCCGGTACTGCGGGGGTGGCATTCAGCAACGCGGGTTTCAACGCGGGGGCGTTCTCGCAGGTGGTGACGGCGCTGGTGCAGCGCAACCTCATCGAGAACCTGCGCAGCCAGCCGGTCATCCTCCAGCAGGGGGTGTTCCTCAAGGCGCGGAACGTCCCGGGCACGAACAAGATGGTGTACTCGGCCTTCGCGGACCTGAGTCCGGCGGTGGCCCTGCTTGAAGGCGTCCCGCCCGAGAGCGAGAAGATGCTGTTCGACAGCATGGAGTACACCGGGGTCCAGAAGGGCAAGGTCGTTGCCATCACGGACCTCGCCGCGCTCCTGTCGCCGTTCGAACTCTATTCGACGGCAGCCGAGAAGGTCGCGTGGAACGCGGTCGACACGGCGGAGAAGGACGCGGCTGCTGTCCTCGCTGCCGGTGGGCTTGCCCACACCCCGACGGCGACCACCGCTGTCGGTCGCATCATCGACGTGGTCACGGCGATGAAGGTCGCCGAGATTCCGCAGTTCCCCGACGGCACCTACCACGCCCTCATCTCCCCGGCTGACGCCGCGAAGGTGATGGCCGAGGTCGGCGAGTTGGGCTGGACCGACACCCAGAAGTACGCCAACGCGACTGCCCTTCTCAACGCCGAGATTGGCAAGTTCCGTGGCGTCCGCTTCATCGAGACGACCCGGGCCGTGGATGGCAACACCATCTTCATGGGCCCCGAGGCCATCGCGTGGGGCGACTGGCAGACCATCCAGACCTACCGGGTCGCGCCCGGTGGCGACCACGCGGACCCGTTGGCCCAGCGTGGACTCGTGGGCTGGAAGGGCATGTGGGGTCTGGCTGCGGTCGGGTTCGATGGCACGCCCCCGATGGGCCCGGCCACCAACCCCGGCGCGTGGAAGTACCTCCGGGCCGACATCACCCCGTAGCCCTCACTTCTCCCCCGGCGGTGTCTCTCAGCCAGCACCGCCGGGGGTAGATACTTCGCATCACGAGAGGGGTGAGGTCCGGTGCCGTTCACGCCGCCCACGCGGGACTACATGAAGACCGTCCTGCGCCGGTCCCTGCGCGACGACGATGGCAAGGTCTTCGTCGACGCCCTGCTTGACGACTTCATCACCGAGGCGCTGGCCGACCTGTCACTGTTCCGGCCCGCCGAGTACTTCCTGTCGGTGCCGTTCGACCCGGCGCTCTACACGTCGGCTGGCATGGACCCCGACCTCTACGACCTGATGAACTACATGTGGATGATTGAGTACCGGTGGCCGGGAGGGCTGCCCGTGGTCATCCCGTTCATGACCGGGGAAGGACTCATCCGCAACGGCTGGAACTGGTACGCCGACCGCATCGTGCTGTCGACGTGGTGGTTCAACATGCTGGCCGAGACGCACCGGCTGCACCAGCCGGAGGGCGTGACCTGCACCCTGTACGGCTACCGTGAACGGCACTTCCCCGACGCCGACAGCGACATCCTCGACCTGCAGGACTCGGTCGACTACCTGTGCGTCGTGCGTCACGTGAAGTCGCTCGCCTTCCAGACGCTGGAGGCGGACCGTGGCCTGTACCAGCAGTGGCTTGCGGCCACCAACAACACGGACGTGAGCCCGACCCAGTTGCAGGGCATGCGCAATCAGGCCGAGCAGTCGTACGAGCGGCTGCGCAAGCAGTCGGCCCGGCCACGGCGCAGCCCGATGACCACCGTCCAGTACGTGACCTGAGCCGTGGCCGACTTCGACGCCTTGGCCCGGCCCATCCGCTACCGGCTTTCCGCCTCGGAGGCAGTCGACCTCAACACGGTCACCATGGAGCCCGGTGGCCTGCGTCGTGGCGTGCTGCTGGAGGAGTTCGACTTCTCCAGCGCACAGGCCGTGGGGTATACGGAGAAGCGGGCACAGGACGATGGGCTCGACGTGAGCGACGTGTTCTTGGGGGCACGCTACATCCGGCTCGGCGGCACTATCTACGGCATCGGGCCCGGTGACCTGCAGGACCGGGTGCAGGTGGTGCGAACGGCGCTGACGCCGACCATCGCCTATGCCGCCGACCAGTCCCGCTACGGCTACCTCCCACTGGAGTTCGAACTGCCCACCGCCGACAGCGTGGACTTCGGTGCGGGCTCGGCCATCCCCAGTTACCGGCCACTGGAGTTCCGTTGCCGCCCCCGTGGCCAGCCCGCGTTCATGCTCCGCCGGGACTCGGGGCAGGGCCGTGGCGCAGACCCCACGCGGGGTGGGGCCGTGTCGTTCCAAGCACAACTGGAGTGCGCCGACCCCCGGATGTACGTGCGTCCGCCCATCTGGGTGTACCGGACGACCGCCGGAACCTTCACCCTGCGCAACCGGGGCGACTACCCCGCACCGCTCGACATCCTGCTGGAGTTGCCCGCCAACTGGGCCGGGTCACCGAGTGGGGCCTACGTCCAGTTCGCCATCGGGGCCACGATGCTGCGGCTGCACGTGCCGCAGGTCAACAAGGTGCAGGTCATCCGCTACTCGGGCTCGCTCAAGGTGACCACGCTGGAGGTCGACAGCCACGAGGCCCTGCGCATGGACCTGCAGGAGTTCGTCGGTGACACGGTTCACCCCACTGTCCCGCCCGGGGTCAGCAACCTGACCATCAGCACGGCGTGGTCGACCGGTCCGTTCGGTGACAACACCCGGGTGATGTACAGCGAATCGTTCGCCTAGGCCATGGCCGACGAGATTCTGTATCTCTCGCCACTGCAGGCAGCCTCGCTGCGCCGTGACCGTGACAGCGCGGACGTGCCCTTCGGCGAGTGGAAGATGGCCAAGGGCGAGGAACACCTCATCGGTGGGCGCAGCACCGGCATGTGGACCGAGTTCGCCTCACTGCTTGAGTTCGACATCGACTGGGTCGACATCAAGGCGGTCAAGAAGGCCGAACTCCTGCTGTACACCGCTGCCGACCACGCCGGGTTCAAGACCACGGCCATCGACCCCTCCGACACCAACCTGCGGATGGCCTACAAGAAGACCGCATGGACCGAGGCCGGTGGTGACGAGGAGGGCTGGGAAACCGAGACGGGCGACAACATCAACGGCATCGCCACCGACGAGAACTACAAGGTCTACGCATGGCTGTCGTCGACCGCCGGACGCGAGAACGTGGTGCCGGTCCTGCCCATCGTCAAGGCATGGGCACCGGCGTCGGTCCTCGTCAACAATGCCGCCGGTCTGAACAAGCCCAACCACGGCGTGGTCATGCTGCAGGCAGGCGAGGCCGGGGCCAACCGTGACTGGGTGGTCGGCAGCAACAACCATGTGAACACGGGGTACCACCCCGTCCTTCGCCTCACCATCGAGCGCAAGGGTGGGCCGGGCCAGACCGTCCTCATCGGCCCGGTGGGGGATATCGCCGAGAGCCCCGACAACATGTTCAGCGCCGAGTACGAGCCCGGTCGTGCTGGCAACAAGATGACCAAGTACACGGTCGAGGTGCGCCAGACCGCAGGAGGGACGAACGTATGGCCCGGCGGGACCGACCTGACACCGGACGCCAACGAGGTGACGGCGGGCATCTTCGAAGTGCCCATCCCGGGCAGCCTCCAGAAGGGCGTGTCGTACATCTGGCGAGCCCGAGTCAAGAACAACGCGGGCGAGTGGACGCCGATGACCGCGTACGAGGCACTGCGCCTGACGACGGTCAGCCCGACCGTCTCCAACCCGCTACCGAGCAACGCCCCTCGCGCATCGCTCAACGGCGTCTACTTTCAAGTCTCGTACCGCGACTCCAACCCCCGGGCGGCAAGTTCGATGGAGGTCCAAGTCAGGGACCGAACCGTCCCGAGCGACCCGACATGGGACGCCGGGACGATGTACTGGGATTCAGGCCGCGTCATCATCCCGGCGAGTTCCCCGGTCACCGTGTCGGGCGGCGACTACCTGCAGACCCTGCGGACCCTGTACCGGGGTTCACGCCTGACCCTCGGGGTCGGTGGTGGTCCAGCAGGCGAAGGTAGGTACTCGTACCGCATCCGTGCGGTCAACTCCTCGGGTGGGGTGAGCGCGTGGGTGTACGGCGACTTCACCATCACCGCGCCGTACGACCCGGACCCGGGCGTCCTCGACTTCATGACCGGCTACGGTCGCAAGCGCGACCGCTGGCGCATCGTCGTGCGCAACATGAAGAACAGCGCCGGTGTGGCCTACGCCGACCGGCGACCGGGCACGGTGGTGGCAACGCTGTCCGATGCGGGCAACGCCGGGGCCAGCGAGTACTACAACGCCGCCGGTGAGTTCTTCTTCACGCTCCCGGTGACCCACCCACAAGCGTCGGTCATCGAGCCGTACCAGACCCACTGGGCGCTGGAGATGTACCGGGGTGAGGGCTGGCGCGAGATGACCGCCGGGCTCGTCACCGACTTCGACGCCACCGAGGACGAGGTGGTCTTCTACGGGACCGACTACCTCGGCCTGCTGATGCTGTCGCAGGAGGAGCGGTACGACCCACAGAACGCCGACCTGCCCACGACCAAGGGTGGTGGCAAGTACGTCCAGCAGACCATCAAGCAGATTGTGGCCGACCAGTTGGCGAGGGCCAAAGCCACGGCCAACAGCCCGGTCGGGTTCATCGAGGTCGGCGACATCGTCGAGATGGACGCGGTGCTGGACCTGTACGCCTCGTTCAAGTCACGGCTGCCGTTCATCGCCGGGCTGTTGGAGTCACACCGGGCAGGCACCGGCAAGCGCACCCGCATCATCTGCGAGAAGGGTGCCGACGGCATCTATCGCTGGCGGGTCATCGAGCCACTGGCCCCGGCTCGTGACAACCTGCGCATGGAGTACGGCGGGCTCATCCAAGGGTTCCGCACCGTGCCCTTCGGTGACTTCGGCACCAGCCTCAACGCCATCGGGCGAACGGCCACCGGGGCCAAGACCTTCTACCACAAGGAGCCCGCCCCGGGCATCGCGCCGTCCACGTGGGGCGCGTTCCCGCAGTCGGTCGTGTATCAGGACTTGGCCGACCTCAACGACCTCCGGCGGCGGGCACGGCAGCAGGCCATGTCCATCTCCAAGGTGGGCAAGCAGTTGGCCATCGGCATCCGGGTCGGCTCACTCGATGTCAAGGATGGCTGGAACATCACCGACGACATTCCCATCGTCATCAAGCGGGGCGTCGTCGACACCACCCGCTGGGGCTCCCACTACTGGACCATCTGGGGCTGGACGTGGTCGTCCTATCCCGATGGCCACACCGACCTCGACCTGTCCATCTCCCCACGGCAGGACACCGTCCCGCCCAACCCCGACCTGCTCCCGTCCATCCCCATCCTTGACGACCCCGAGTGGGCCCTCGGCCATGGCCCGCCCGTCACGACGACGGGCGGCACCGGTCCCTGTCCCGCCGTTACCCACACGGTCACCGCCGCGCCGGGTGCGTCCATCGGCGGGCACATGCATTGGATGACCGGCAAGGTCAACCTGTGTTCGTCGGGCTACGCGCTGCGGGCTCGTGGGACGTGGACGGTCGTGGCGTCATCGACCTATCCATGGACCGAGTCGGGTGCGCTGGAACTCCAGTTGCAAGACCTCGACGGTGACGGTGGGTCGGGCGGCGTCGTCCTCCATCCCGGCTTCGCATGGGGCGTCGGTGGCACCGGCACGTTCGACAAGGTGTGGGGCTACAACGCAGGCAGCAACGTCCACGGGTGGGTGGACAACTCACAGATTGGCACCGGTGGCTGGGCGTACGCCGACCTGACCCACGCCCATCCATCGTGGGGCACACCGACCCAGTACCGACTCGCCCGCAACGGGCAGTGGGCACCGCAGTGCGACGGCGTGGTGACCGTCGAGTGGATGGCCATTCCGGGCACGCCGCCACCGACGCCGCCCACCACCACGGTCAACACGGACGCGACCCACACCTACATCGACGCCGACACGGGGGATATCTGGGAGTACGACCAGACGACCGCCGAGTGGGTGAACACCGGCGAGAACATCTACGGGCCACCGCTCACGCTCGCTGACCTGCCGCCCATCCCGCTCGACTACCTGTCCGACGTGAACACGTCGACCGTTCCGCCCACCAGTGGGCAGGCGCTGGTCTGGGACGGGAGCATCTGGAAGCCGGGCACCGTGGCTGCTGGTGGCGGCGGTGGTGGCGCAGCGTTCGCCGGGGCCAAGGTCTACCGGACCACGGTACAGACCACGAGCGGCATGACAGCGTTCGCGTACGACGCCGAGGAGTTCGACACCAGCGGCTTCCACGATGCGGCGAACCCGTCTCGACTGACCATCCCGGTGAGCGGCTACTACCTGCTCGTGGCCAACGCCTACCGTGCCAGCGCGGGCGCGTCCGATACGCAGTTCCGGGTGAACGGCACGACCAACATCCGTGGGACGTACAACCAGCCGGGCACGTCGCTCAACGGCCTTATCTCGACGGCCATCGCGTACCTGAATGCTGGCGACTATGTCGAGTTCACGACGGCATCGGCTGCCACATACGGCCACGCCTCCGACATCCGCCTGTTCCTGTCCTTCGCCATCACCCAACTCAGTGGCGGCGTGGCTGGTCCCGCCGGTCCGGCAGGGCCCGCTGGTCCGACAGGAACGCTGACGCAGGACGCCTTCATCGGCAACGGCATCCTGACGACGTTTGCCCTGACGGCAGCCCCACCCGGTGGCATCGCCGTGGTCACCATCAACGGTGTGCAGGCACTGCCTGCCGACTACGCCATCACCGGGTCATCGCTGGCCTTCGATGCACCACCGGCCAACCTCGCCGAGGTGCTGGTCACCTACGTGCAGGGGTCAGCCGGTGGTGGCGGTGGGTCCATCACCGTGTCCGACAGCCACGGCGTCAGCGTCGATGACGTGACCGAGATTCGGTTCGGTGCCCTGTATGTGTCCGACCTCGGTGGGGGCATCGTGTCCATCGACACGTTCATCGCCCTGACCTACCCGACGACGTGGCCGTGGTCGGTCAACGGGTTCAACGGTGTGTTCAACGCCCTCGGCCTGAACGCTGGTGCCGGGACGTACACCAACCCGCACCCGTCCAAGTACACGGCGACCCAGTCCACGGACCAAGACGGGGCACGCACGGCCAATAAGGCGACCGACCACCTGACCGAGGGGTCAGCCGGTTGCTCGCACACGCAGAGTGGTGCGAACCAGTGGTGGAAGGCGAACTTCGGGGCGGGCCGGACGTTCACGCTCACCCGGCTGGGCATCCTCGGGCGCAGTGGTGGCACCCATCCCGGGGCGTTCGTGGTGCAGGGCTCCAACGATGATGGGGCCACGGCATGGGTGGACCTGCTGTCCGTGCCCACGCCGGGCATCGCCGACAACCTGTGGTCGAGTTGGGCCGTCACGGGTGCGGCGGCATACCGCTACATCCGCATCCTCCAGACCGTGAGCAACTACCTTGTGCTGGGTGACGTTGAGATGTGGGGAACGCTGGCCTGATGGCTGACTACGCAAGCCGACTGACGAAGCACGCGCACTTGCTCGACCCTGATGGCACGCACCCCGGTGCTGGCGGCGGTGACAGTTCCTACCACCACACTCAGTCCACCGCGTCCACGACGTGGACCGTCAACCACATGCTGGGACGACACCCCGTCGTCTCCGTCCTCGACTCTGCCGGGTCACAGGTCGAGGTATCCGTGGCCCATGTGACCTTGGACCAGTTGGTCCTGACACTGTCCTACGCCGTGTCCGGTACGGCAGACTGCTCGTAGGAGGAAAGACATGGCGCGTTCGTTCCTGACCCCCATCGACCTCAACAAGTTGGAGTTGCTGAACCTGCGACTCCAGCAGTTGGCGTCGGACCCGGGCTCGCCGGTCACGGGGCAGACCTACTACAACACGGCGTCCGCCACCATCCGGTTCTGGAACGGGACGGCATGGCTGGACCTCGGTCGGCTCGACCAGTTGGCCGCACCGACTGCCCCTGTCTCGATGAACTCGCAGCGCATCACCAACGTGACCGACCCGTCCGGGGCACAGGATGCGGCCACCAAGAACTACGTCGACTCGTTCGCGCAGGGCCTGTCGTGGAAGGACAGCGTCCGGGTGGCGACCGCTGCGGCGGGCACGCTGGCGTCGTCCTTCGCCAACGGCCAGACGGTCGATGGCGTGGCCCTCGTCACGGGCAACCGCATCCTCATCAAGAACCAAGCAGCCGGTGCGGAGAACGGCATCTACATCGTGGCGGCTTCGGGTGCGCCAGCCCGGGCGACTGATGCCGATACGGGGGCTGAACTGGTCGGTGCGGCGGTGTTCGTCGAGGAGGGCTCGACCCTTGCCGACACCCTGTGGGTCAACCAGACCAGCCCCATCACGCTTGGCACCACGGCTCTGACCTTCGCCCAGATTGGGGCGGGAACTTCCTACACCGCTGGTGCGGGCATCTCCGTCGCGGGCAACGTCATCAGCATCGAGAACGGCGGCGTCCTGCTGCCGACCCACGGTGGCACGGGCGCGGCCTCGCTCACCGACCACGGCGTGCTGGTCGGCTCGGGCACGGCAGCCGTCGATGCGCTGGCTGTTGGTGCCACGGGCACCGTCCTGCGAGGCGCGACCGGCGCTGACCCGGCGTTCGGTGCGGTCAACCTCACGACCGACGTGACCGGTACGCTGCCGGTCGGCAATGGTGGTACCGGTGGGGCCACGGTCGGTGCGAGCAAGACGGCGCTCGGGTTCATGGGGCGCTACGCGCAGGACTACGGCGACGGTGCGGCGCTGGCGTACACCATCACCCACAGCCTGAACTCGCTCGACGTGGTGGTGCAGGTGTACCGCAAGTCGGACGGTGTCGAGGTCGAGGTCGATGTGACCCGGGCCAGCGTCAACACGGTGAGCATCGCCCACGCGGTTGCGCCCACGTCGAACCAGTACCGCGTCGTGGTGATGGGCTGATGCCTCGACCCCAACTCGGAACCGTCGGCACATCACCGACCACCCTCACTGTCGGTGATGTGGCGGCAATCGGGTCAGCGGGTGTCAGCGCGGCACTCGCTGACCATCGGCATGCCGTGCCTGCTGGCTTCACGCCAGAGCAGGTCAGCCAGCCGAACGGAATCTCGGGCCTCGACCAGCACGTTGTCCAAGCCAAGATTGCTGGCGATGCCCAGTACCGCTTCTGGTCTGGACTCGATAGCAGCGACAGGGCACGCATCAGGTTCGGGGCAGGTGGGACCAATGCCCAAGATGTCTCGCTCTACCGGGACTCGTCCCGGTCGGTGACGCTGGAGGGCGTGGGCGGGAGCGGTCCGCTGTTCGTCGTTGCTCGCCCCGTCGGGGTGGCTTCCCTGACCCAGCACGTCGGCGTCAAGGTCGTAGGGGATGCGAACTATCGCCTCGCCCTCGCCCTCGACAACCTCGACAACCCGCAGTTGTACATGCGCCGGGGCACGGCGGGAACCGTTCGCCTCACCTCCGACCAAGACGAGCGGATGGTCGTCACTGGCGACTCGGCCAGCGCCCGCTTCGGGGTCGCTGCCAACTCGGCGGCTGCCGTCTTCTCGCTGTTCGCCATGGTCACTGGCGACAACCAGCCACGAGCATCGTTGGGCCTCGATGCGTCGGGGTATGGCAGGCTGATGCTTGGCCCCGGTGGCACGACGGCACAGGACATCGTGGTGTCCCGTGACTCGGCTGGGTCAGTCAGGTTCTCCAGCGGTGGTGCTGCTGCGTCGTCGTCTATCACCGTCGAGTCCACCGCCGGGCAGTCGTCGTACGTCGGGCTGATGGTGGCCGGTGACACCGGTCTGCGCACCATCCTGCGCGGTGACGCGACCGGCAGCGCCATCTGGTTCGGCCCCGGCAATGCCGGTCAGGATGTGGTCCTCTCGCGGACTGCGGCGAACGAGTTGTCCCTCGCGTCGGGCGACTCGTTCAACATCGTCGGTGGTGGTGCGTCCTACAAGTACGCCAGTACGCAGGTCGTCGGCTCACGCAAGACTGGCTGGGCTGCGGCCACCGGGACCGCCACCCGGACCACGTTCGTGACCTCGTCGGTGACCCTGCCCCTGCTGGCCGAGCGGGTGAAGGCGCTCATCGACGACCTCATCGCCCACGGATTGATTGGAGCGTGATGGAACTACAGGCTGACCTGACCACGGTGCTGGCAATGCTCGGGGAACGCGTCGTCGAGAACGCCCTGTTGCACGCACGAGTAGCGGAGTTGGAGGCCGAGAACGAGCGGCTGCGGGCCACGCTGGAGTTCGACCGGAACGGTGCGAGCAAGCGCGAGGTCGTACCGACATGACCCAGACACCCAAGCGTCGACCCAAGCCCGTCACGCAGCGTGATAACACCACGCTCCAAAACGCAAACTGCCGGATGGCCAGCATCTCGACCGGCGTTGACTTCCACACGGTGGGGGCAAGGACCAGCACCGCCGGGAAGATGCGCTCGTTCACCACCGACCAGTCCGGTGGCACCGGGAGCGACGATGCCAAGGAAGCGTGGCAGCGTGGTTTCAAGCAGAGCCTCGTCATCAAGGACGGCGGCTCATGGGCCAGCGTCATGGTCGCCTTGCGTGAGGGGCGTGGAGTCAACCTCGACGTGTGGCATGCGCTGCTGTTCTCCGGCTGCATCTCGGGCGGTGGCAGGTACGGCCACAACATCTACGTCCACCCGGACTTCGACGGCAGCAAGTGGCTGGTGTCCGACCCGTGGTGTCTACCGGCCAAGTGGGTGCGCATCAGCGAGGCCGAGTTGCGCAAGGCAGCCGAGGACTGGGGTCGACGGGTGCGTGAGCAGACCGGCATGCGCGAGCCGACCGTCACCCTGCTGCGTGTCGCAGCCCGCCTGCTCATGCGCCTGTACCAGCCGGGTCGAGAAATGCCGGTCAGCGAGGACACCGTCGACGACCCCGAGGACACCGGCGGGTACCTGCCCATCATGTTCACCACCACCAACCGCCAGCCACTGGCGACATCGGGAGGGACCGACGACGTGGGACCAACCTTCAAGCCGACCAGTGCAGCCATCGGCAAGGCGACGGTGACGGCGGATGTGAGCATCATCGCCTGCTCCGACGGGGAGTTCCACGACACCACCGTCGGGCTCGTCCGCAACGTCTACGAGTTGGTGACCATCACCGACGGCAAGTACAAGGGCGACCCGGCCTACCTCGTGGTCATCCCGGGCAGTGAGGAGGCGGGCCTGCTGCTGGCAGCGGCTGCCAACTACGCGCCCAACCCACCGACCACGGGCGACACCGCCGCTCGTGACGAGGAGTGGCGCGAGTGGCTGCTCGCTGGGTCACCCGGCTCCGCCACCTGATGCCGCACCTCACGCCCAAGTCTGCGGCGCAGTTCGCGCTCATCGCCATCTGTCTGGTGCTGGTGGGCGCAATCCTGACGCCGGGGCAGGTGGGCGTGAACGAGCGAGGCGCAGTCCTCGCTGCGATTGCAACGGTTCTGTTCGCCATCGCGTGGCGTGGTAGCAAGGAGGAAGTCTGATGGGTGCATACGCTATCCGAGCCGGATGGTTCGGCTGGGCTGGAGGCGGGGTCGCCTCCGAGAAGTCCGGGTCCGCCCCGGCTGGCGCAGTGGTGGCCAACTTCACCTATGCGAGGGCGCTCCGTGCTGCACCGCAGCCCAGCGCCGGACAGTTCACGGCCACGGTCAATGGCGTGGCCCGAAGCATCGCGTCGGTCGCGACCGCCGGGAGCATCCTCTCGGTCACGTTGACCGCACCGAACCTGACCGCCGGTCAGACGGTCGTCGTCACCTACACCCCGGGTGCCCCGGGCACTGGTCGACTGGCCTACAACGACGGGCAGGAACTGTCCGGCGGGCAGGTCGGGGTGGTTAGCGTCTAGGAGGACGCCATGCCTTGGAAGACGAAGAAGGCCAGTGGTGAGGGCTACGACATCGTGAAGTCCGACACTGGCAAGAAGGTCGGTCACTCCGACACCAAGGCCAAGGCCGATGCGAGCGTCAAGGCTCGTTACGCCAACAGCAAGGACACGAAGAAGAAGAAGTAGGAGGGCGTCATGTCCACCACACCCGAAGGCAGCACCACCCAGCAGTCCCAGCCGGTCACCTCCCGGCGTGGCGCGGAGCCTGCCGAGGAACTGACCGAGCAGGAGGCTGCCGACATCCGCGAGGCCGAGTTGGCCGAGACGATGGAGGCCCGCGAGGCCCGCGAGGAGGAGGCCAAGGCCGAGCGTGAGGCGATGGCCGAGCGTGCCGTCGGCCACATCGGGCAGCCGTCCGAGCAGGCCCAGAACGCGCTCGACCCCAACCGCAAGGACGCGCCTCCGGCGGAGCCGGACGTGCCGGACCCGAGCGAGACGGGCGGCAACGCTCGTTCGCAGCAGGCTCGTGACGAGGCCGAGGCCCGGCAGCAGTCGAAGCGGTCCGAGCAGGGCAAGCAGCCCACCCCCAAGTCGAAGTCCTAGCCGGGGCTGCACCCCGGACATGCCGAGAGCCCGGACCTGCCGGGGGAACAGGTTCGGGCTCTCGTCGCGCCTAGTGTACGAGTCGCGAGTTTGTGGCGTCAGCCCACGCTGCAGCCTGTAGCGTCTGCTCAGGTGGGTGGAAGTGCATGCTCACGCCCATCGGGAAGTACACCGGGCGGACCGACTTGATGCAGTCACAGGTCATGGCATCCATCACCGCGATGAGGAAGTCGGCATCTGGCAGCGGGCCCCACACCATGCCCTCACCGTGGCACAGGACGTAGCCATCGGGCTCACGCTCCTCGTCCATCACGCACCCACCCTCCTGACCAGCACCACCTTGCCGTGGGTCTTGCACTTGCCCGTCGTGTAGCGTGCGTCGAACGTCGTGTGCGGGTCGGGTCGGACGGCGGCGCTGCATTCAGGCTTCATGCACTCCCAAGGGCTAGTCGTCCGCGCCTTCGCCGGGCTGTCCATGCGTCCTCCTCGTGCCGACGATGACCGGCTGGTCATCCAGTTCCAGATACGCCCGGGCCCAACGGACGGCACGGTCGTGGCCTGTATCGCGCATGCCCTTGCTGTCCTTGACGATGGCCCACGCCATCGAGGTGGTGCAGTAGTCGCAGTCCGTCTCCGGCTTCTTGTGGCGGCACATGTTCACCACGTGATGGCCCCACTCTGCCGGTCACGCAGCAGGGAGTCCACCTTGGGGTTGGCGTACGCCCACTTGGCGTAGGTCAGCAGGCCACGGAAGGACATGATGAGGTCACGGTCGACGCGCACCTCTTCGAACGCCCAGCCATTGGGCCGGAGGTGGAGGATGCCGATGCGGCTGGCATCGTGGAGTTGTGCGGTCAACACCGTGTCGACCACGTCGTTCTCCCCGATGAACTCACCGAGGGCATACGCGCAGCACTGCAGGCAATGCTCCGGGTAGGTGTTCTTCCCCGACTTGATGTCGACCACGCCGATGTGGCCGGACTTGAACTTCCCAAACAGGTCGAACGACCCGGCGTAGCCGAGCGTGAGGTTGAAGACCTGTCGCTCGACGGCCAGAATCTCAAAGCCGCTGACCGTCAGCCAGTCTTCGAACTGGCGCAGGAACAGGGCGATGTCGGCGGGTGCCGAGCCTGCCTTCACCCCGTCGGTGGCCGCAGCGTGGATGCGCTTGCCGAGGTTGGCCGCACGGTCGCGCTCCTCGGTCGACGCCTTGCGCAGCCACGTCTTGGCTGCCTGCCGGACATCGTCGTCGTCCCGGTCGACGATGCGGTTGAGGTCACCGAGTTGGTCGACCGCCCGGTTGACCACCTGCGTGACCGTCCACTGCAGGAGGGGGAAGGGCACCCCGGCCATGCGCCGGATGGTGGTGACCGACGGGTACTCGATGCCGTTCCACGTGTAGAACCGCAGCCCGTCCTCGCTGGTCCGTGCGTTGCGTGGTTCGAACAGGGGCTGGGCCTCGACCGTCACTTCTTCCATGCCAGACGGGCGACCTCGACGCACACGATGACCAGTGCGGCCATGAAGAACAGGACGTACGGGAAGGGGGCGGTGCTTCCGGTCACGGCGATGACCAGCAGGGCGAACAGGAGGCGGAGCGTGAGCCGGGCGTCGGTCCCGGTGAGGTCGTGCGTTGCCCGCACGATGGTCACCGACATCGGTGGCGTGGTCTGCTCTGCTTCCAGCGGGTTGGTAGCCATGGTTCTCCTCGGGATACAGGTAGGGCCCGACCACAGTGTGGCCGGGCCCTGATGTACTACTCGGTGTCGGTGGGCGGAAGGGTAGGCTGGGCCGGAGTCGGCGTCGGCACGACAGGAGTCGGCGTCGGCTCGACCGGCGGGATGGTCGGCGTCGGGGTCGGCGTGACCGGGCACGCCTCGATGGTGAAGTTGACCTCGGCGGTCACCTGCTCACCGGCGATGCGCCCGTAGGCGATGTACTCACCGACAGCCAGCGGGTACACGCCATCCACGTCGATGACGAGGTCACCGGGTGTGATGAACACGTCATCCACGTTGGCGAAGGCGAAGTTGCTGACCGTCAGCGTGCCACCACAGGCCAGCGTGAACACCGGCAGGCTGAACTGACCACCCGGGGGCGGCGTCGGCGTAGCGGTGGGCGCAGGCGTGGGTGTAGGGGCAGGCGTGGGTGTAGGGGCCGGGGTTGGCGTAGGCTCCGGTGTCGGAGTCGGCTCCGGCGTCGGTGTTGCCGTGGGGGCAGGCGTCGGCGTCGGCGTCGGCTCCGGGTTGGCCGCATCCTCGCAGTCCTGTGCCGTCTGCTCACCCGGCAGCAGGAAGTCCTGCTCGTGGCCAGCCAGTGGGCTGTTCCCCGGGTTGTCCGACAGGTGTGGGGTGTACCCGCTGTTCTCGTCGACGGTGATGGCGACGAAGGGATTGCCCTCGGATGAGGTCGAGTGACAGATGGTGACCTTGGCATTGGCCGCAGCCACCGGCACCACGATGCCAGCGAGGATGAGGCTGACGAGTGCCAGCCCGGCGGTGAGTCTCTTCACGTGGTCATGCTCCTGAGTAGGTGATGGTGACCCCAACGGATGCGGGGTCGTCGGCGTACTTCTTGTTGGCCACGAGGTGGACAACCTGCGCGTCGTCGTTCCACACACCGGCGTCGGTGGTGGCGTCGAGAACGGCACGCACCAACTTGTCGAGGTCGGGCGGGCGTTCGACCCACATCGGTGCGTTCTCACGCAACTCGGGCTGGGTCCGCTTGCTGTTGGGTGGGAGGTAGTGGGTGGACGGACGACGCAGGGCGAACTCGATGCGCACTGCATAGCGCACGTCCTTGGGCATGCTGTCGACCGGCACATACCGCTTGATGTACGCGGCCATCTGCGCCCGCCATTCGGCGAGGTGCTGCTTGTTCGATGCGACCACCGAAGGGAACCGGGCGTGCTTCCCTTGGATGGCACGCATCGAGCCTTGAGGTACGGCGTCGCCCGGGACGAACACCGTCATGGTCACTGGTCGATGCGCGAGTCAGCGAGGAACTTCTCGATGTCCTCCAACCGGTAGCGCCGGAGCCTGCCCGCCATGTTGTAGTAGGGCAGCCGGGCCGGTGGGATGGTGCGCAGGTGGTTGATGTGGACACCCAGCATGTCCGCCGTCTGTTGCGACGACAGCCACTGGATTGCGGGCACCTCCGCCTGTGGTCGGCGAGGCGCAGTGGTGGACGGGGTGGTCATGGGACTCCTTGTGGTTGATGGGATGGCATGTGGGAGTATAGATGGTGTGACAGGGTTGTGACACAGCAATGTGTTGCGCCCACACCTAGTGTGAGGGTGGGTCGAGGGCTACGTAGAGCGCGACGAGCAACCAGCCCAGCCCATAGAGGGCGAACAGGATGAGGACGGCGAGCATCGCCGCGCCGATGGGAGGGTCGTCATTGCTCACGCCTGATTGTCACTCGCACCAGCCCGGCTGATGTGGGTGCAAGTGCAGCGAACGAGCCAGTGTCGAGGTCGATGATGCGCTCACGCTTCTCGCCCTTGTAGCACTGGCACCAGTCGGACAAGGTGACCCGGACGCAGGCGTCGGAGGTGCAGACCTGCACCACCTGCCCGCGCCAGTGCTTGCCGAGTAGACTGCGCAGACGTGGTCCGGCGGCTGCCCCTCCCGGGACGTAGTCGTACCACGACGCCCGGCCTGTGAGCGTGCCGTCAGGCCGGGCCTCTGTATGGGCAAGCGGTGCTGGCTGGACGCGGGGCGGGGCCTCCTCTGGGGTGGGAAGCCCAAGCCCGCTCGCCAGCACCGTGAGCCCGATGATGAGGGCGGTCATGACGCACCGTCCGGTGCTGTCGCCTCTGGGGTGAGGGCGGTGACGTAGCGGCAGATGGCGCACTTCTTCTGCTTGTCGCCGTAGTAGTTGAAGCGGTGCTTGCAGTCCGGCTCCGGTGCTGTCGCCTCTGGGGTGAGGGCGGGCAGCGGCTTCGCACCCGTCAGAGCGGGGCCGGGATGTACCGGACCGCTGCCCGCATGGTGTGTGCAAGGTTCGGTTCCGCCGCGCTCTACACATAGACCCGGCGCTGTCGCCTCTGGGGTGAGGGCGCGGGGCTGGTCGATGGTAGCGAGGGCGGCGCGGAGAGCGTCGATTAGATGTGGCAGGGTTTCGCCTTCGGTGTCCCAGAAATCCACGACCGCATCCGCCGCCGCTCGCAGCCCACCGAGGTCGGCGGTCCGGTCCGGTGCTGTCGCCTCTGGGGTGAGGGCGGCGACATGAACGACTCCCGGCTTGACTTCAATCCAGTCGCCAGTCTCGGTATCGAGGAACGCCCATCGGCCGGGGGCCACGTCCAGCCTACCGGGGTCGGCGGTCCGGGCGTCCTCGGGCTGGGTGGAGTGGTCATGCGACTCGGAACGCCCGCACTTCGGACACCAGAACGGCTCCGGTGCTGTCGCCTCTGGGATGTGGGCGGCGACATAGGCATCGGCGGATGCTTCGACTTCGGACCGGAGCGCGTTGAACGACCGCGACTCGTCGTCGCCATAGGCGTACCAGCCTGCAAGCCACGCCTCTCGCAGCCCACCGGGGTCGGCGGTCCGGGCTTCTGCCGCGAGCGCCCGCGCTTGCCAGTACGAGATGCTGTCGCTCCCCGCCTCTCGCAGTCCGTCAGAGGGGGCGGCGGTCCGGTCAGTCATCGCTGCCACCACCGGGGCATGCAGCCACGTACCGCAGGTACTCGGCCTCGATGGGTGAGGGGAACGGGATGTCCGACTGGGCCTTCTCGACGAGGGCCGAGTACATGACCGGGTCGATGTCCTTGATGGCCTCGGCTGCCTCCAGATACTTGAACGCCGAGTTGTCCTGTGCCTGACGCTTGCGCTCACGGTCGAGCAGTGCGTCGAGCAGGGGGTACGCTGACGTAGCCGCCACGTCGGCTTCGTCTTGGTCGTCGTGCATGCGGCTGGGCTCAGGGGCGGTGGCAGCCTCGGCTGAGGTGGCGGCATCGACCTCTGCCTTCACCACCTTGGGCAGTCCTTGGCCTCGGCCTCGGGCTGTGAGGTGGATGTTGACGGGTTCCTTGGCCGCACCCTTCTCCTTGAAGTCGACCTTGCCTTCCTTGTGCAGCGAGTGCAGCACGTGGACGATGTCGTGGTCGGTATCGGCCCGGCCCAGCACGCGCCGGAGTTCGGTCACGCTGTCCATGTCGAGGGCATCGAGCGTCCACAGGATGCGCTGCTTGAGCGTGCCTGCCCGGCCTTCGCCATTGGCCGCACGGAGGCGGGGCAGTTCGGCGACGATGTACTGGATGGTGCGGACCGGGAGGCCGAGCATGTCGCCCAGTTCCTTGTAGTCCACGAGCGGGAAGCGTGTCTTGTAGGCGATGACCCGGGCTTCTAGGTCCGGCGTCACCTTGATGTAGCCACGGGATGCTCCCTCTTCTACGGGCGCAGCCCTGTCGGGCAGTCCGATGTTCACGTCGTTCTCCTCTGTCATGAGCGGATGGATGTGGGTGGTCGGTCAGCCCGGCCAGAGCCAGAAGACGAGCAGCCCGAGGGCCACCCAGAACGCGATGCCGATGACGACCCAGCCCAAGACGCCGGGCCCACTCCGTTCACGGTGGGCCTGCATCCGGTAGTACTCGGGCGTCGGCTTGACGTGCATGAGCGGGGCCTGATGCAGGTGGGGCGTAGCCTTGGGCCCACTGCTGACGGTGACCCGGGTCGGGGGCTTGGGCTCGGGCGCAGTCATGCCCCGGCCTCGGCCCGCATCGCCTCGATGTCGGGCAGGAAGATGGACAGGTAGTCGTCGTCGCTGATGAGGTCACGCGGGTCGACGACGACCTCGCTCTCGCCACGCCCGACGAGGTAGGCGAGGATGTCCTCGCGCCGGACCCAGCGGGTGAGGACGTAGCCGCCGAGGTCGATGACCCCACGCAGCCCGCCCGTCTTGGCGAACTTGTTGGCCACCTTCCAGTCGGTCGACCATGCGATGCCCGGTGCCTGCTTGGGGTCACCGACCTGCCCACGGTAGACCTTGACCCACTCGCCATCGGTGGCGATGTCGAGCAGGGTCATGCCCTTGGGGGAGTCGAAGATGGTGGCCTCATCGGCCAGCCACGCCCGCTTCCACAGTTGGAGGAAGCGAGGGTCGGTGTCGTCCGGGTCGGAGCCACGCCACAGGTCGGGCAGGTTCTCCATCAGGTACTCGTTCGACAGGTGCCCATGGTCGACCGCCCAGACCACGAAGTCGAGGCGGGCGAACGAGCCGACGAAGCCGACGGCATCGGTGGCGTCGAGGCCACGTTCGACCCACGCCTTGCTGCGCTCACCGCTGGTGATGTCACCGGCGATGACGACGGCGCTGATGTACGGGATGCCCTGCTTGCGGGCAAGGTCGGCAGCCAGCGTCTGGCGTGCGACCTCCTCCTCCATCGTCGGCATCCGGTCGATGTCCGGGTTCTGGATGAGGAATGTGGTCATGTCCATGAGAGTTGTTCTCCTCGTGTGTGATGCGATGTTGGTGCCTAGTGTATCAGGCTGGTGTCCCAAGGATGAGCGATGCCCACGCCAGCACGATGGCGATGGCGAAGGCACCACGGTTCTTCACGACGAGCGGTCGGTCCACCCAGTAGATGAGCCCGGCCAGTCCGGCGATGGCGACGGTGATGGTGAAGGCGTTCACCGCACCACCGTCCCGCCGAGGGCTTCGATGAGGGCGATGCGCTCGGCCCCGTCGAGGCTGACCTCGATGCTCGTCTCGGCATCGAGGATGGACAGCGTGGTCTTGCCACGCAGGTTGGTTTCGACCTCGACCTTGCAGTCACGCATGCGGTCGGTGCCCGTCATCCGATTGATGCGGACGAGGGACACGAGGGTGGTGCGAACGGCGGTCACTTGACTCCTCGCTTTCGGGCGATGACTTCCTTGAGCAGGCGCTCTTCGGGGTGGGACATGCCATCGAGATGGCTGAGCAGGTACTGGGCTGCGTTCGCGGCCTTCTCCTCGATGCCGGTGATGCGATGGAACTCACGCGCACCGACGATGGTGTCGATGGCCTGTGCCATGGCGATGCGTGCGTCGTACGGGGTGCAGACGAAGGGGTTCGTCCACCCGTACCGGCGGTTGCGGTTGCGGTGGGTCCGCTCGTCGATGTCAGCGTGCCGGTCGCACCGCTTCTCCTTGTTAGATGCCGACCGTCTTGGTCGCCAGTTCGTAGCAGCCACGCAGGTAGCCGCCGTTGACCGGGATGAAGCCGCACTGGCTGGCGGCGGCGATGTTGTGCTTCTCCTCACGGCTGAGGTCTTGGTAGGCGATGGCGTGCGGCGCGAGCAGCACGGTGGCGGTGGTGATGAACGACATGGCTTGGTTCTCCTCGTGATGTGTGGGGTCTACGTTTGGTTTCGGTTCAGTCGAGGGTCGATACGGCACCTCGTGCGAAGGCGGCACCGAGTGTGTCCAACTCGGGCCACAGGATGCGCTGGCCCGGACACGGCCAGTGGTAGGTCGCCACCTCAGGGAGTGGGGCGAACGCATGAGGGAACAGGTCAGCCTGTCGGCTGGCATGGTCGGCAGCGAGGTCATGCACCCACGGTGCGTCGACCCAGTGGTCGACCACGTGTGGGCTTGCGACCACCTGCGCCCCGAACGTGGGCCGGGTCATCGCCGTGCCCCCTTCGCCGCCACCGCACTGGCCGTAGCCAGCACGGTGCCGAGCGTCTTGCCGAAGTCCACGGCCAGTCGGTTCCAGTCACCGCTGAACGGGACCACGTAGTCCTTGCCGTACATCGGCACCTGCGCATCGTTGGGGGCGATGGCCACCGACACGACGTGCGTGCCCTGCAGGCGCATGTTGATGACGGTGTCGCGGACGTTGATGCCACGCACGTCGAGCGAGTCACGCTTGCCACTGCCCTCGGGGTACATGGCATTCATGTCGACCCGGACCTGCGTCCGCAGGTCGGCTGGCATCCACGACGGCGAGCCGTCGCTGATGATGAACACGAGGTCGACCTCGTCGTTGCGGTGCTGCTTGCGGATGAGGTCACCCATCCAGCGCAGGACGTAGCCGTCACCGTTGCCACCCTGACAGGCGGCAGGCATGGCCGCGATGTTCTCCCGGCCTTTGCTGTCACGCATCACGTTCAGCACCTGCAGGTCGGTCGGACCACCGCTGTTGTGCAGCCACATGTTGAGCCGCACCGAGGGGTGTGACACGAACGCATCGGCCAGTACCTCGGCCACGTCACGAGCCTGCGTGATGCGGTTCGGGTTGAACGAGTCCCCGCCGGTCGACATCGACGACGAGCCATCGACCAGCACGTGGACGTTGACCTTGGTGGCACCCGGCAGCACGCGCTGTCGGAAGATGTCCATGCTGCCGTTGGTGCGCAGCCGGGTGACGCGGCGAGCGTCGACCCGGCCCGACTTGACCTGATGCTTCCAGTTCGTGGGGGCTACGGCTGCTCGCTGGAAGGCGAGCCTGACGGCGTGGGTCATCGCTGCTCCACGCTCGGCGTTGGTGGTCATGGTTCTGTCTCCTCGTGTGCTGATGTGTGGTGGATTGTATCAGACTAGGGCTGGTACCTCTCGCTGATGGGGCGCACGTCGATGCGTGCCGAGCCGTACTTGCCGAGGTCCACCCGGGCGAGGCGATTGACCTCACGCTGGATGGCACCGGCTGCCTCGGAGAGCGGGTTGTACCCGGTGTCCAGACCATGCAGGTCCGGCGTGATGTCGCCATCGGTGAAGTCATCGGGCTGGCGGTCGGGCGTATCGCCCACCACCGGTGCGTCGGTGCCCTGCGGGGCATCGCCACCCTCGGGGTGCGGCTCGTCCTCTCCATCCTGCTCGCCGCCCTTGCCATCACCGGGCTGGCCTGCCTCGTCGGTGTCGTCGTCGGCATCGCCGTCGCCATCACCCTCGCCGTCCTCACCCTCGTCCTCGTCGGACGTGGGGTCATCGGACCCGTCGCCATCGCCGTCCTCATCGGTCGGCTCCGACTCACCCTCGCCCTCACCCTCACCGGGCTCAGGCTCACCCTCACCGGGCTCGGGCTCACCGGGCTCGGGCTCGTCGCCGCCCGGCTCATCGGGCTGCGGCTCTGGCTCAGGCTCAGGCTCGTCGCGGTTCGGCTCACGCAGCCGGGTCAGTGCCTCTTCGATGTAGGCGATGAGGCGAACCGCATCGCCAGTCTCGACCTGCACGTAGCGGTCACGCCAGTCCTGCCACCACTTGCGCTCGGCACGTGTGGTCGCATCGACCGCCCACTTGGCGGTCCACGGATAGCGTGTCGCCCACAGGAAGAAGTCGACCCGGCTCTTGATGGGGCCACGTGCGTCCCACATCATCGGTCGGCCCTTCATGTTGGCCTTGCCTGCCACCCAGTCAAGCGTGGTCGGGAAGCAGTCGGCTGCCACCGGCAGGCGCTCGACCATGCGTGCTTCCAACCGCGCATCCTCGGCGATGTTCAGCACGTGGTAGGCGAGGCGGTCGAAGTTATGGGTGAGCACCCCATCGTCGCCACCGATGACGTCGCCGGGCTTGCCGAAGCGTGCCCGGAACTGCTCGCTGTGCGGGAACGTGTCGAGCGTGTGGCCAATCTCGTGGAGCGTGAGGCCAAGCATCACGGTGCATGCCTGCGCCACGGTCAGGCGGTCATCGAAGATGGGGTCGGCGGTGACCTTGATGAGTTTGGCACCCTCGCTGGTGCTGGCAGTCACGCCGGTGCCGAGTTCGACGCGGTACTTGGCACCGGTCTTGGGGTCACGCAGCGTGTCGACCACCGCCTGCACCGCATCGGTGGTGCGAGCGATGTGTTCGCGGGCACCATCGCTGTCGGCGTGCAGGGTGGTGTGGAACTGGCGGGCCTTGCCGAACCGCTCGGTGAAGATGGTGAGCATGACTGGTGGTTCTCCTCGTGATGTGGTGTGAACCGAGGCGGTACTAGACCGCCTCGTCCACGTTCTGGGTGTCGACCGGCAGCGTGGCGTTGCCGCCAGCCGGGAAGTACTGGTCGAGGATGATGCCGAGGGCCTTCATGTCCTCGGGGTCGAACTGTGCGTCGAACAGGCCGACCAGCACCTCGCGGAGGTCGGTGCCCGAATGGGCGTGGCGCGTGGCCGCATCGACCAGCATCCGGGTCGAGAGGCCGGTCCCGCTCGGGAACTGGACCATGTCCGTCTTGAGCGGGCGCTGCTGGTTGGCCATGCGCACCATGCGCTGGGCCGTGGGCTTGCCGATACCGGCGAGGCTCATGAGGATGTCGACCTCGACCGACTCGACCGGGTAGTCGAGTTTGATGCCGAGGCTGAACCGCTGGCGCACTGCGGCGTCGAACGGCACCGTGCCGACGTACTCCGCACCGACGTTGGCGGTGACGATGACGAGCATGCCCTTGGGCAGGCGCAGCGTGCCGTAGCCCGGCACGTAGACCTCACGCTGCCCGTCGAGCAGCGACAGCACCGCGTTGAGCGCGGCAGGTGACGCAGCCCGGTTGGCCTCGTCGAGCAGGACGATGACATCGCCCCGGCCATCGGCCAGTGCCTGACCGAACGGGGAGAGGACGTAGCGCGTGCCGTTGCCATCGAGGATGGTCTGGCCGAACCAATCGGCAGCCTCGGTGACCGCAACACCCTGCACCGTGATGAGGTCACGGCCAGCGGCCTTGGCGAACGACCGGACGAGCATCGTCTTGGCCGTGCCCGACGGACCGGTGATGAGGACCGCAGCGATGTCATCGCGCAGCCTTGCAGCCACGCCGTCGACCATGGTCCGGGTGTGCCGTGCCTCGACCGCGATGCCACCCGGCAGCGTGGTCATGTCGATGCCCTCGATGACCGAGTGCGTGACACCGGTGAGCGGAACGGTCGGATGCTGCGCGGCCATCGCAGCCAGTCGCTCACGCTCGGCCTGCGCCTCGGCATCGGCACGTGCCTTGGCAGCCTGCTCCTCGCGGAGCAGCGCCTCGATGCGTGCATCCTCGATGCGGTTGGCCTCGTCGAGCGCGGCCTGAGCCTGCGCACGGCGCTCGGCCTCGGCCTCGACCGCAGCCTGCTGGATGGCGCTGCTCGCCGCGACCGTGCCGGACACTGCCGCCAGCGGCGTGACCTGCTCGGTGCGGACCACCGGCGTGGCCGCAAGCAGCGGCGCGTTCTTGCCCGGCACGAAGCGCAGTTCCTTGGTGCGCCAGTACGTCTCGACCTTGCCGTACGTGCCGAGGAACTTGTTGACGTACGGGATGACCGGGTCGGCCTTGACTGCAGGCACCGCGTTCGGGTCGGCAGCCCACATGTTGTTCAGGAACAGGCGGTACTTGTCACCGTCCGTCTTGGCCAGCACCGTGCTGCCACGCTGGAGTTCAATCTCCCCGGCGGCGTCGCGGTAGATGACGGCGTGTGGGCCGTAGCCGATGGCCCGCCCGACCAGCGGGCGGGATGACCTCTTCCAGACGTGGCCGTCCTTGAGGTTGGTTGCGATGTTCGCCACCTGTGCGTTCTCCTCGTGTGGTGGGCCGTGATGAGCGGCCCTGTGTGGATGGATGATGGTAGCACCGTAGAGCGCACCGTGTGTGCCCTGACCCCTCGGGGACGCCCCCGTGTCGGTTGGGTCATGCCATTGCCGGTTCGGCAGGGTCAGGGCACAAGGCGGTGGGGTCTAGAGGCAGCGGAGGATGACGTAGCCCGCACCGAGCGGGTCGGACTTGGCCCGACGACCGAGGGCGACCCGGCAGTACAGGTGGTACCGCGTGTCCCAGCCCTCGGGGATGTCGGCGGCGTGGGTCACGTTCCGGTCACCCTTGGTGCGCAGGACCGTGACGGCCCTGCGACCGGTGTCGACCGACTTGCCGTCCTTGACGGTCAGCATGGTGAACGGCTCGTCCTCGACGACGTTGACCGTCCATGACCTGAGGATGCGGCGGCTCATCACGACGCCCAGTACGCTTCGCTGCGCGGCGATGCGGTGAACGACGTGCCCTGACAGCCGGGGCAGTCCATGTCGTGGGGCACGCCGTACGCCCCGAACTCGGCGGCAGGCTTGCCACCACGGACGGTGTGGACCGGCGTCGACTCGACCGGCGCGATGCGCTGGCGCAGGTCGCTGATGAGCGCCTCGGCCTCGGTCGCGGTCAGGTAGACCACGGCGCGGTCGCCGCACCCGTCCTCGACGAACAGGCGGACCCGCCCGTTCGGCGTGGTGTTGATGTTGAGGACACCCTCGTCCTCGGTGCGCATGGTCGTGGCCATGGTTCTCCTCGATGTGATGCCTAGCCTCATCAGGCCCCGCTCGGCAGGCGGGACGACCCCCGTGGGGGTTTCGGCTACGGACCGGCGACAGGGATGGCGACTAGTCCCACGGGTTCGTCTCGTCGGTCACGATGTCCGTGCCGATGTCGAGGATGCCGTGGGTGACGGTGCGCGGGTTCCAGACCCGGATGCACCAGCGGTTCTGGCGCAGGAACGGGACTTCGTCGCCGTTCGCCGCGACGACCCACCGGTCGTCCGGCTGGTCAGCGGCGTAGGCCGCACGGTAGTCCGCACGGTTCGCCCAGCGGTTGGCGAACGGCTGGACGTTGCTGGGGTAGATGAGCGCCATGGGGCGTTCTCCTCGGTGATGCGGTGACCTAGCCTCATCAGGCTCCGGGCGGTCAGGTCGGAACGACCCCTCTCGGGGTTTCGGCTCAGACGTTCATGGCATCGGCCAGAGCGATGCGAGCGGCGTTCACGGCGTTGAGCCGTGCGGTCAGCAGAGGGAGTTCCTGCAGGACGATGTCGCTGGCCGTGTCGCGGCCATTGAGGCGGTGGTTCTTGGCACGATGCTCCGTCTCCAGCATCCGGGTTCGGATGGCGACGGCCTGCGTGTTCAGGGCCTCGGCGACGGCGAACGCCTCGCTCTCGGTGTAGGCCGGGCGGACGGTTCGGATGGTTCGGATGGTGGCCATGGGTGGTTCTCCTAGGTTTCGCCCTCTGTGGGCTCATCAGGCCGGGTGATGCATCCCGGCGACCATCGGTGGTTCGGCCCACGCACCGGCTCCAGCAGGGTCGCTCCATCGGGATGGTGATGGTGTTCGTGCGGCTGGACCCCGGGGTGGGGGCTACTCGGAGCGGCCTTGCAATCGGCCTGCTCAGGGCTACTTCCCGGCTGGTGCCGGGGGCCTACTTGGAGCCCGCTTCATCTCAGCCTCTCGGCTGTCACGTTCCGGTCGTCGTTGCCGGTATCCGTGCTGGCGATGGTGCAGCGGCCCGTTCGGGTCTTTCGCTCTCATGGTCCGTCCGACCCCAGTGTCCGGCCCTGCGCCGTTGGACCGTTGGTTCGGTCGCCGTCAGCAGGTCGTCTTGCAGGGGAGTCTCGCGCTCGGCATCGGGTGGTTCCACTTAGGTCGTGGCCCCTGCCTCGTGTGCGCTCCGTTCGGTCTGGCTCAGTCACCTGTTGTCGACTCTCGCCCGGTTCTTTCATCGGCTCCGAGGAGCCTGTTCGCCGCGAGTTCGACCCCGTTTCCTCAACGCTCGGGGTGGCTGATGGCCGTAAGGTAGCACAGGTGGTGGGGGCAACGCAAGTGTGAGCGTGAGTGGTGGCAGGTGGGTGGGGTCATGGGTCGACCCATCGGGCCGCAAGTCCGGCCCGGCTGGCAGGTCGCCACGTTCGGCCCACGCTCAGGCCACGCTCACCTGCCTCCTCTCACCCGGCATGTCAGAGCCTGAGCCGCAGTGTGTGCTGGGTCTGGGTGCTGGGTGCCGTGCGTGCGGTCTATCTAGGGTGCCCCGGGGCGCGGCGTGGGTGGTGGGTGCCCCCCCGCAGCACGTTTGGTGAGGGCAAGACCCCTCTCCCCCCACGTTTCGCCGCGCTCCGTCGCGTTTGGGGGACATGGGCCCCCGGGTAGGGGTGGGGGGCTGGGCTGCAGGGTGTCAATCCGGTACGCCCGAGTCCGTGGAAAACCCCTCACGAAACCCAACAGCCCTAACCCCTCACGAAACCCCTCACATACCCCTCACAAGCACGAACGAAACCCCTCACGTGCGGAACGACGAAGGGTTTGCGCTAAACCCCTCACGGCCCCCCCCTATAGGGGGCCGAGGTGAGGGGTTTAGCGCATCAGTCGACCGGATGCAGGGGGTCCGGGGTGAAGTCCTCGGACTCGTCCGGCGGCACCAACCCAGCCGGGTCATTCGCCGGGCTCCAGCCCCTGCCGTAGTACCGCTTGGCGTTGCCACGGCCACCACTGGTGGTATCGCCGGTCTGGTCGGCCTTGCCGTCCTTGTACAGCCGGAGAAGGGCGGCACCGGCTGCCGCCGGGGTCAGTTCGGGGAAGAGGGCGCTGACCTCGGGGCCGGTGATGCCGCGACCACCGGCGTCGAGCAGGAGGTCGTAGACGGTGCGCTGCGTCTCGCCGGGCTGTGAGCGGCCAAGGGTGTCCGTCTCGCGCTGGTTGTCGGGAACGATGAGGCCACTGTGCTGGTCATAGCGCCACGGGCCACCACTCGGCTCACCACCGCGCGACTCGATGTTGTACGTCCCACGCAGCGGTCGACGCGTACGCAGGAAGCCAGTGTCGTCGTACTCGTCCTCGTCCTTCTTCTTGGCCTTCCACGTGAGCGTCGAGTCAGTCATCGCGTACGTGGCCCCCGAGCCGGACAGTTCCAGCCCGGTGTCGCCGTTCGCCGCCTTGCGCAGGTGGTGGACGACCGTGAACGACAGGAACGTGAACTCGGACAGCAGCGTGCGGCACCACCGCTTGACCTCGGCCATGTGCTTGGCGTCGTTCTCGTCGGCACCGGACGGCATGAAGTCACGGAGCGGGTCGAGGGTCAGCCACAGGTCGAGCGGGCCGGGCCGGGCACTGTACTCGGACTCGATGGCCGAGATGCGCTCGGCCATGAAGGCGTAGCCCTCCTTCGTGAACAGGAGCGGCTTGAGGAAGGCGGTCAGGAAGCGCCCCGTGGCGTCCATGCCCGGATGGGCGGCGTACAGCCGGTCCAGACGCTCACGCATGAGGTCACGCGAGCCCTCCTGCGTGACGTACCCGGCCACGCGGTGCCCGCGCTGGTCGGCGGCGTGGCCGAGGAAGTCGCCGCCCATGACCCATGCTGCCTGCATCTGCAGCGCCGCCAGCGACTTGCCGGACTTCGGGTGGCCACCGATGAGGTTCAGGCCGGATGACGTGACCAGACCGTCGAGCAGGTACGGGACCGGGCCCATCGCCCGGAGCCGGTCGGCGAGGACGTCACCACGTTCGAAGAACGGGGGCTCGACCGCCGCTGGCTCGGGGGAAACAGCGGCAGGAGCCCCTTGAGATGGTGCGCCGAACAGGGGCGTGGGGTCAACCGTGTTCGTACGCTCAGGACTCGCCTGTACGGTCGGCGAGTCCTGAGCGTACGCTCCCGTGTCAAGTGTCGTGGGCTCAACCGACGCTTCGTCGGACTGACTCGTGGGGTCAAGCAGCGACCCGGGCACGATGCCGCCGGGCAGCGGGACGTGGGCCGGTGGGCCGAGCCGGTCGACCATGTCCTTGGTCGCACGCCGGAAGTCACCGCGCAGTTCGGCCTGCGACTTGGGCTTGGTCCAGCGTGGGACCAGTTCGTCGCGCACTTTCTCGGCCATCTCAGCAATCGACAGCCCTTGGTTGTACAGATGTGCGGTGTAGCGCACGATGCTGTCGTACCGGCCACCCTCATGCACCGACTCGGGCAGGACGTACGGCTCACCTCCCGCTGCGTCCCAGTCCATCCCCTCAGGGGTCGGCACCGCACGCGGTGGCCGGTACGCAAGGACGCTCTCGGCCCACGACAGGGGCAGGTCGGCGATGGGCTCGTCCCACAGCACGCTGTACGCCTTGATGGACCCGTCCGGCTGCTTGACCTGCGAGCCCGGGCCGACCACGTAGCCCTGACCGTCGTCACCGTACGGCCAGCGAGCCACGACACGGCCCCACCACGGGCCGGAAGGGCGGGGAAGGGTGTCTGGCCACCGGAAGAACCAGTGCTGGCCGTTGGGAGAGGCGTGGATGCGCGTCTCGGGCAGTTGGCCGAGGGTCTGGGCCAGTTCGGCCATCCACGCCGGGTTGTCGCCGTCGACATCGAGGATGACGCAGCCCGGAGGGGGCAGCACGCCGTAGTTCAGGGTGCCCGGGTTGCGCAGGAACGTCTGCGGGTACGTCCGGGCCGTCTCCTCCCACCGCTTGCCCATGAGCGGGTCTTTCTTGTGGGTCTGGACCGGGATGATGGCGCACCCGATGGCGGCGAGGCCGAGGGCGGCGAGCATGGCCGGGTACTTGCTGGTGTCGTCCTGCTGGGCTCGGTTCTGTTCCAGCCGGGCGGTGGTCTGTTCGACGACATCGTCGACCACCTCCGCCTCTGCCGCGATATCGCGGACCGGGCGGAACTCATCCTCATCTGGCATGATGTACAGGAACTCCTCGGATGCGGAGCCGCGTGACGAGCGTCCTCTCGCAGGGACTACGCAGTCTACGCCGGTTCTGATATGGTCTGGAGTGTGGATGCGGGGTGGTGAACACGGTTCTCCTCGGCCCTGCAGCCAGAGCGTTGGGGTGATGTCCGACGCGCAAAGAGCCCCCTCACCTGCTGCGAAGCCGATGAGGGGGCTCTGCTGTACCCGCCTAGAAGGGCAGGTCGTCCTCGGCATCAGCCGGGACGAGGGTCGCCTGCACGGCCTCCGCGATGGGGGCCTCGGTGACCTCGACCGGGACGGTCGTGGCGACCGGCGAGCCCACGGGGGCACCGACCGGCTGGGCCGGAGGGCGCATGCCCTTGGGGAGAGCGGTCACGGACGTGACCTTGGGCCAACCGTCGGCGTCGTTGGTGACCTGCACCAGCGCCTTGCGACCGACCAGTTCCGGTGGCGTCAGAGCGAGCCACGCGTCACGATTGGTGCCGACCAGCGCCACGAGGACGCTGAACAGGTTGGACTTCTCGGAGGTGGGGTCGATGCCCGTGATGGACTCGACGTCCTCCTGCACCTCGTCGAGGTACCACGTCCAGCGGACGATATCGACGTCCTTGCCAGCGTTGCGGCCCTTGCGCGGGGTGATGACGTCGCGCTCGGCGCTGCGCACCGTGGCGACGTAGTTGCCGTCCTCGATGGTCGACCGAGGCTGGGCTTCGAACAGGCTCATGAGATGTAGTCTCCAGTGAGAGTAGGTAGTTGGGTGGACCCCTACGGGAAGTGACTAGAAGTGACTGATGTGGGTGGTTGTGTCCTCCTCTTCGGTCAGTAGGTGGGAGAACAATACCACATGCCAGCACAGCGCAAGCCGCCTGATGACTTGGCCGTCATCGTGCGGGACAAGACGCTCAAGGCGGTCAGTGAGGGCAAACTCAAGCCGACCCTCCAGCACGGCCTCATCGCCCAGTCCATGCTCGACAAGCGGGCGGAGCGGGCGGCTGACCGGCAACTGGCCATCCGGCTCGCGGCCATGATTGGTGGTGGGCGCACGCCTGATACCGTCATCGTCGATGTGACCCCAAGGGAGTTGACCGACGGTGTCAACGGCACGACAAGCGACGACGCGGGCGGTGCGTTCGACCCAGACGACCTCGCGCTCACGGAAGATTGACGAGACAGCCGATGCCGAAGCGGACGCACTGGCGACCATCCAAGCCATCGCCACGGGCACGATGGTCGACCTCCTCGCGGCGTCCCGTTGGAACATGGGCCTGTTCTGCGCCAAGGTGCTGGGCATCGACGCGCACGCGGGGCAGCAAGCCCTCTTCGACATGGCCATCGCCCGCACCGGTGACGGCTACTCGCCCGCCTACCTGACCCTCTGCACCGCCGCCGGGAACCGTGCGGGCAAGACCCTCGGGCTGTGCGTGGCGGTCATGCACCAGACCCTGTTCAAGATGGGCCTGCCACCTGCCGTGGCCGGTGACGACGACAGCGCCAACGCATGGGCCCGTGCGCCCTACGACTGGTACCACTTCGGCCTGTCGCAGGAGGTCAGCGAACTCCTGTTCTTGGAGATGGTGCGCATCCTCACGGGCGTGCATGAAGCCCAGAAGCGGGGCGGCTGTCCGCTCACGCAGGCCCTCGGCGAGGACGTGGCGGACTGGTCGCGGAAGGAGCGTGGCGAGTGGGCATGGTTCAAGTGGTCGCCGCTGCTGGGCGGGGCAGAGGTCCACTTCCGCACCACCGGCGAGAAGGCTCTCAGCACGCTGGGCCGGGACATGAACGGCTGGTCGTGGGACGAACCGGCCTTCGACCCCAACGTGATGTTCGTGTTCGACGAGGTGCTGAACCTGCGGCGCATGTCCACCGGCGGACAGGCGTTCCTCATCGCCACCAGCACCGAGGGCAGTGAGGCGTACCACGAACTGTGGAGCCGGGGTGACCCGCTCGCGCCGGACCGACAGCCCGACTACATGTCCATCCGCATGTCGACCCGCGACAACGTCGGGTACGGCATCAGCCAGCCCATGTTCGACCGGATGCTGCGCACCGTGCCCGCCGAGTTGGTGCCACAGAACATCGACGGCTACTTCATCGAGGCTCGCACCTCGTTCTTCGCCTCGTCCTCGGTCAACAAGGCGTTCGACACCGGGCGCGACCTCGACGAGTACGTGCCGTGGGAGGAGCGGCACCGCTACGCGCACGGGGTCGACCCGGCGTTGACCTACGACAGCACGTGGAGCATCGTGCTGGACATCACAGACCCCGAGCGTTGGGTCGGAGTGAGCGCACAGAAGCGGACCGGACGCCAGACAGCCGAGTCCATCGTCGGATTGGCCTCGGACCAGCACCACGAGTACCACCAAGGTGGGCTGTGCCAGTCAGGTATCGACGCTACGGGCTTCGGGGGCAAGGTCTTCGCCGACTTGCTGCGCTCCAGTGGGGTCATCGCCACGTCGGTCGAGTTCGGTGGCCGGTCGGTGACCAAGCAGCGCCTGCTGAACAACCTGCGAACGGCCCTCGACACCGGTCGACTGGTCCTTCCCCGCACTGGGACGTGGCTGGAACTGCGTCGCCAACTGCTGGCCTACAAGTTGGCCGACCGCAAACTCTCGACTGACGCGGTGATGGCCCTCGTGGTCGCAACGCGCATGGCGCTGCGGGCACAGTACGGCGCTGGTAAGCCCTTACCATTCGACTTCTTCCACCCCGCTGCCAGCACTCGGCCTATGCCGGGGGCCACGCGGGGTGTATCGTCCGTACCCGAGACGCCACGGCGATACGTGGACGACCGTGTCCTCCGTCTGGACACGCTCGCCACAGCGACCGTCGCGCGATATCCCCGGAGGTAGAGCGCAGAGGGGCCTCGTTGGCGGTCGTCGCACTCCCCATCGACGCAGCAGTCGACCTTGCTGCAGCCCAAGACGCCATGTCGGAGGAAGACCTCCACATCTTTCGGCGGATGCGTGGGCGACTCCTCCAGTCCGAGCAGGACATGGCCACCTTCCGGGCCCTGTGTGACCGCTTCGACAACCTGTACTACCCCGCAGGCTTCACGTCGGGTGGCGCATCACACTGGAGCGAACACGAGAGCGCCCAGTTGCCCGGTCGCAGCCACGTCTCGGTCAACATCTACCCCGCCTACGTCGATATCCCCGCCTCGCTGACCTCCGTCCCGCCCATCGAGAACTTCGTGGCCTCCATCGAGGACACCGAAGACGGCAAGCAGGCCCGTGAGATGGCCTCGATGGCCGAACGCCTGTACACCACGTGGAAGGACACCATCTCGCTGGAGATGAAGGGCCACATGGCCTGCACCACCAAGGCGCTGTACGGTCGGACGGCGTTCAAGGTGTGGTGGGACGACGATGCGGGCCATCCGCAGGTGTCGGTCGTCGACCAGCCGCGCAACCTGCGCCTCGGCTACGCCTCCAGTGACTACACCCGCCTCCAGTGGGGGCTGTACACGTATCTCATCACGCCCGAGACGGCGGAGGAGGAGTACGGCCTGCCGGTCATGACCATGAAGGACACCAAGTCCGGTGTGGTCTACCCGTACGTGGCCGGTGCCGGTGCCTACGAGGCCCGGGCGTACATGAACACCCCGCTCTCGGACCTCCGGCTGGAGGTGTACGACTACTGGTACCGCCTGCCCCGCCCCGGGCAGGACCACGTCATCGGCGAGCCGGTCGAGTTCGAAACGTGGAACGCCCTGTTCATCGGCAACGCCCTCATCCGGCGCGAGAAGCGGGGCGAGTACCGGGGCCTGCTGCCGTACGTGCCGCTGTTCAACACGTACATGCCGGGCATGCCCGACGGCAAGAGCGAACTGTTCGACATCGAGCAGTTGGTGCGCGAGAAGGACGAGCGCATGTCCGAGGCGGCGCAGATGATGAGCCGCGCCATCAACGGCCAGTACTGGCAGTTGACCGGGCCCGAGGCCAACGAGGTGCCGCTCGGCCTTCGGCCCACGCCCAATCAGGTGGTGAGCCCCGGTGCTGGCAACCGCATCGAGGCCATCCAGCCATGGATGCCCTCGTTCCAAGTCGAGCAGCACCTCGCCCGCATCGACCGCGAACTGAGCGACGTGAGTGGGCTCAACGACCTGCTCCGTGGCATGGCCCCGACGGCGGTCATGAACTCGGGCAAGGCCATCAACGCCCTCGTCAGCAACTACGAGTCGCGCATCCGCATCAAGCGTGACCTGTACTTCCAAGCGCGACGCGACGTGTGGACCGTGGCCCGCACCCTGTGGGCCGAGCAGGAATCGGACATCGCCGACATCTTGGAGTCGGCCTACCGCCACGACATCGCGCCGCCGACGTTGACCCCACGTGACGACCTTGAGACAGCGACCATGGCTGCCAACCTCGTGATGGCCAAGATGTGGTCGGCCAAGCGCGGCATGGACCGGGTCGGTGTCGACGACCCCGAGATGGAGATGGACGTCATCCGCGAGGAGCAGACCGACGCCACCTACAACCCGGCCTCGGTCATGACCCTCGCCCAGTTGCTGACCGTCCTGCGCCAGTTGCAGTTGCAGCCACCGGAGGAGGCGGTCAACGCTGCCGGGGCAGCGCAGTCGTCGTTGAACGCTTCACGCCTCCTCGGTGGTCCGAACGAGGCGGCGGGCGAGTCGATGCAGTCACCCGAGGAGCAGCCGGTCGTGCCGCCGGAGCAGGGTCAGGGCGTGCCCAGCGAGGAACTGATGGGTGGTCCGCCGCAGGCACCAGCCGGTGGCATGGCGGGCGACATGCTGCTGCAGCAGCAGACCCCCACCGGACAGGCTCCGCGCACTCGCATCGTGAGCCAGCAGCGCATCCTCGGGGAGGGCTAACGAGTGGCCCGTAGGGGTCGGTGGGGTCGCCGACCGCGAGCCTCGGTCGACCTCTCGGCGACGGTCGCCTCGATGGCCCGTGAGTACCAGAACATGCGTGACCAGAACATCGTCAACGCATGGAACGAGGGCGGGAAGTTCGAAGGGCAGGCCGTCACCGACGACATGCTCATCGCCCACCTCAAGGAACGCCGCGCCAACGTCAGCCCGGACGACCCGCTGTACGACCAGTACGACCAGCGCGTGACCGAGTACACGTGGGCGGTGAAGAACTCCAAGCAGGAGTTGCTGTACGCCGAGGGCAAGGTCGGTGACGCCGCCATGTCCCGCTTCTACAAGCAGGCTGCCGGTGCCCTGCCGAAGGACTCCGAGGCGTGGCGCAACATGATGAAGTTGGCCGCGCAGTACGCCGACCGGGCTGCTGCTGCTGGCCGTGGCGGTGGCGGCGGTGGTGGTGGCGGTCGCCGGGGCAGTGGCTACAACAGCGAGCAGAACCGCCTGCCCTCGGCCAAGGAACTGACCTACGACACGTTCATGGGGGAACTGACCCGTCTCGCCCGCCAGACCGGCATCCTCAACGAGGAGGACGAGACGCTGTCCGACCTGCGTGCGTTCGAAAAGGACGGCACGCGGTTGATGGAACTCATCGACCTGTTCAACTCGCCCGAGAACCAGCCGCGCCGTGACCAACTCACGGCGTACATCAAGCGGTACGGCGACCCGAACTTCAACGGCGACTACTCGTTCCAAGCCCTGCACGGCATGTTCGCCGACAAGACCAACGGCATGGAGGGACGGCTGACCAAGGCCCAGAAGGCGGGCATGAAGGGCGACACCACGGCCATCACCAAGGAGATGGGCGAGGGCTCGGACATGTTCCTGTCCATCGTCGCCGCGCCGCCACTGGCCGAGTACGAGGAGGCCCGCCGCCTGTTCAACGACGTGGCGACCGACCCCAACGTCACGCCCATCGACCTGCTGCTGGCCAAGGACGACCTCGTCGGACGCCTGCGCAACGTCAGCGACCACCTGTCCCAGATTGGCCCGTCGCAGGACATCGTCAACGCCTTCGGGCAGGACGCTTACAAGCCCATCGACACGGCGCTCGGCCACGTCAACAACGAGATTGAGTCCCTGCTGGGCAAGGGCGACATCAACGCGCCGACGTGGATGGAGGACAGCCGGGGCGAGTCGGCCAAGGCCCACGAGAACGGCGACGGGGAGACGGGCCGCAACGTGGCCGCGTTCGCCGAACTGGAGGCGCAGGTCAAGGAACTGACCGATGGCACGGCGGTCATGGTCCGCAAGGACAGCAGCGGTGCCATCACCGAGGACGGCACCGGCAAGTTCGGCACTGCCCGTATCGCCGACCTGCCCGAGGGTTCGGCCTTCGTGCCGTCCGCCGGTGGCATGCCCGCGACCATCACCCTCTCGGATGGCACGCAGGTGCGCACGGCTGGTGTGCTGACCGGGTCCATCGGTCGTCCCATCAACGCCATCGCCTCGACCAGCCAACTCGACTTCGCCGGTCGACCGCTGGGCTTCCGTGACCCCAAGTCGGTGGCGACGGTGGGCGTTGCCCACACCATGCCCGACGGCTCGACGGTCTACCAGTACTGGACCAACGACGGGACCAAGCGGTACTCCAACGTCAACCCGTTCGTCGGTGAACTCAACCCGGTGGCAGGAACGTTCGAAGTCGATGTCGGGGGGTTTGCCAAGGGTGGCGACAAGACCGACTTCGACCCGTACGTGTCGGTCGCGCCTGAGTTCAGTGACCCCCGCACCGCCGACCTGATGCCCAACGCGGTGGGCCTGTCCTCGTACGCGTCGTGGGTGTCCGGCCCCGGTAAGGAAACGGGCATCGCGTTCAGCGAGAGCAGCGAGTCGGTGCGCTACGCCATCGACGCCGAACTCGGCCCCAACGCCGGTCTGCCTGAGCAGGTCAGGGTGTATCTGGACGCCGAGCAGGCACGCAACGACTTCATGCGCGGCACGCCCGACTTCGAAAAGCGCCTGCGTGCGGCCAACAGGGCAGGCGATATCCCGGCCCTCGCTGACCAAGCGGGCATCAAGGACAACGCGTTCGTGGGCATGGCTGATGAACTGGATGCGTACTTCCGGCGGCAGGAGAACCGGGGTCCGCAGTCCCTCGCTGACCCGCAGTACATCAAGGACCGGGACAAGATTATCGGTGACGCCCTCAAGGGCGAGATTACGCCGCTGACCATCCGGGCTTTCCAGCAGGCTGGGGTCAAGCAGAACACCATCACCTTCAACGACACCAAGTTCGACGACGTGGCCCTTGGCCTGCGCCGTGCCGCCCGCGTGGCCGGTCGACCGTTGGATGGCACGCCGGTGGATGAGGGGGCGCAGACCGTCGGCATGTTCAATGGCTGGACCCGGTCGCTCATCGCGGACAACATCGGGTTCGCCAAGCCCAAGCCCATCACGGCCAAGGGCACGGTCGTCACTGGTGGTGGGACGTACCGGGGTGGGGTCTATGTCCCGCCGCCGAAGACGGCCACGCCAACGAAGCCTCCGGCTCCGGCTGCGCCACCGCCTCCGCCCACCATCCCTCGGGATGTGCCGAACCCGTGGTCGTACGCTCCATCGCCTCCACCTCCGCCTCCTATCGTGAAGCACGAAGAGGGCGAAGGCGGACTGCCCGGCGGGCGGTAGATGGTCCTCGATGGCTACCGTCGGGACACCGGACAGGGCGGGTCCGGCGGCGGCGGTGGTGGGTCGCAGTCGTCCGCGTCCTCGGCCCAGTGGCTCAAGCAGAACCAGAAGTCGGCCACGATGGGCGTGCCCCGGCAGGGCACCAGTGGTGGCGGCAGCGTCCAGTCCAAGGACGACACGCGCCCGTTCAACGCCATCGGGAAGTTCAACGCCAACCTGATGAGTACGCCCCGGCGGGCGGAACCCATCGAGACACCCGAGGCGTTCGCAGGCGTGCCCATCCTCGGGGGTATCTCCCACATCATCGGCGAGATTGCCAAGGCACCCATCTCGGCCATCCCCTTCGTCGGTCAGGCTGTCACGAACCTCGGCTTGGTCAACGATGCCTTCGCTGCCGAGTACGCCAAGGGCAATCAGGCCGACTACGACCAGTACTTCGCGTCGATGTCCAGTGGGTCCAACTGGATGTCCGAGGCGCAGGCCAAGAGCCAGTTCATGCGCGACCACCTCGTGGCCACCAAGAAGGCATCGGCCCTGTTCGCCAATATCGTCCCGACCCCGACCGACCAAACCATCGGCGGTGGCCTCAACACGGCGATGGAAGGACTGGACATCTCGTCCAAGTGGCTCAAGCGCAGCATCATCGGCCTCGACCCGCAAGACCGGTTGGATGCCCTTCGCAAGGCCAGTGACGAGGACTTGGAAGGCGACGAGGTCGCCATGGCTATCCGCGACAAGTTGCTCTCCGGGGAGTACGACGACGACCGGGCTCTCGATGAACTGACCCTCGCGGGTGAAGCCCTGATGAACCCTGTCGGCCAGTCCGACCCCATCAAGGCCATCCGTGGGTTCGGGCAGGGCACGTTGCTCCAGTTGCCTGCCGAGGTCACGGCCAACGTGGTGGCTGCTGCTGTCTCGATGGGGCTGGAGTTGGGCACCGACCCCTTGACCCTGTTCTCCAGCGGTACCGGTGGGGCCATCAGGCTCACTGGCCGTGCGGCGACCCAGATGGTGATGGCCTACGGCGACGATGCCTTGCGGGCGGCGGCGCGTGCCGCTGGCAGGGAGGTGGCCGAGGACGTGGCTGGCTCGGCGCTGACCAAGTTGCTGTCTCGTGAGATGGGCGAGCAAGTGGTCAAGGACATCCGCAGTCAGGCCATCGAGGGCCTGACCAAGAACCTGCCCGAGGGCGTGGCCGCATCGCCCCGGAACATGGTCCGCTACGCGCTCTCCACCGGTGACCCGGCGATGCGGGCTGCGACCCGTTCGGTGGGTCGACTGACCCGCCCGCTGGTCAGTCACCAGCACGCGCTGGAGTGGGTCGAACGGGTCAACAAGGTGTTGGACCCACTGTCCATGTTCGGTGGCGACCGGGTCGGTCGCTTCACCCAGCAGGGCGTGGCCATCCAGATGGTGGCCGGGTTCCGTGACGCCATCGGCGAGCGTCCACTGCGCCGGGTGTTCACGGCCCTGCGGGCAGCCGGTGTTGACGAGGCCCGCCTGTCCGACAACATGGCCACGGCTGCGGCCAACATCGGCCAGCAGGTCGGTGGTGAGTCCATCGCCACGACGTACGCGCATATGGGCGTGCGCCCGCACAACGCGGAGACAGTGCTGGGTGCTGCCGAACTCGGGGCCGACATGCTGTCGCGCCACGGCAAGGACGTGCGCCAGTTGACCAAGTACAAGACGGGCAAGGTCCGCCACCTCGTGGTGCCCACCGCCGGTGAGACGATGGAGACGGCGCTCAAGCGTGAGCGGGCGTTGACCGCACGGCTGCTCGTCTCGGCCTACGACATCACGGGTGAGGCAGCCGAGCAGGCGGTGGCCAAGGCCGATGCCAACGACATCGGTGCCCTCCGCATGCTCATCTACGGGAACATGGCCGACAGCATCCTGACCGCTCGCGAGGCAGGGATGCGGGAGGCCATCGCTGCCGGGCTCGACCCATCCTTCGTCGAGCGGGCCATCTTCCTTGGCTACAACCAGTTGGATGTCGACACCGAACGGCTCATCCGCCAGCACATCAAGGCCAAGCGGTATGCCGATGTCCGGGCTGCGGTCGAGCGGTACGACACGCTGACCTACAACGTCAACCAGTCGCTGGGTGACGACGAACTGCTGCGGCAGGTCACCAACGTCCTTGACTCGCAGAAGCAGTTCCTGCCCAAGGCCATCCCCGAGAAGAACCTGACGCCTGCCCTCAAGGCGTTCATGTCACGGTTCGGCGAGGTGGCCCAGATTAGCCTGCGCCCTGAGGAGGTCTTCGGGGTCGGTACCAAGAACGGGTCCATCGTCAGCATCAACCCGTTCATGGACTACGTCCGTGGCAAGACCATCGGCATCGGTGACGTGATGCCGCAGGACCGGTTGATGAGCCACCTGTCGGGGATGACCAAGGCCATCGGCGGGGTGCAGGTGGCGACCGAGCAGAACCGTCGCTTCGCCCAGCGCATGGGTGAGGTCTACGGCCTTTCGCGTTACCAGTCCGACTCCATCATGCGGGCCCTGCGCACGGCGACCAACGAGGCCAACGCCTCCAGTCCTCGTGGCCTCACCGCCGAGGAGATGGTCAGGGCCGCCGATAAGGTCCACCTACCCAAGAAGGTCAAGGACTCCATCACCCGCAAGGAACTGGCGCGGTCCATCTTCTTCGCCTACGAGGGCTCGCTCGGCGTGGTCGGTGTCAGCCAGAAGTTCACGGGCTGGCTCAAGACCCGTGAGGTCATGCGTGGTCCGGCGACCACCATGCTGGGCACGTGGGCGGAACGCATGTTCCCCAACATCCGCTTCCGCTGGTCGCCCAAGTTCCAGTCGATGGAGGTCACCGAGACGCCCATTCTGCTGGCCGTGCGTGGCTGGCTCAACCCGGGCCAGTACGTCCCACGGGCGCTGTGGTCGGGTACCAAGGAAGCGGTCACGGGTGGCCCGGGCATCAGCATCAGCCGGGGCAAGGCCACGCGCAATGCGCTCAAGGAGGCCGAGGCCCACGAGTTGTACCAGACGGCGGTCATGATGGATGCCATGGCCACCGGGACCAACGTCCTGATGGACGTGGTCGAGGGCACCGACGTGGTCCGCTGGGGCCGGGCTGCCTCGGCCAAGATGGCGTCCTCGGGCGAGGGCCAGATGCTGGCCCGCCTGACCGGCACGAGCCTCGTCGCGGGCATCAAGGCACGTGGTCAGGTCATGGCCTTCCGGCGCAACGCCGGGCAGAACATGCGGCGGATGATGGAGGCCGAGTCGCCACGGGCGTGGTGGACGATGAAGACGTTCTACGGGGCGTCCGACGGCGACACCGCCATCCGTTGGTTCAACGACCTGTTGGCCCGCAACAACCCCGACTCCGCGTACAGCGCGGTCAAGGCCCAGACCCATCCGGCGGAGTTCTTCCGGCCCTCGTTCGTGGGGGCGAAGACCCGGGTCAGCCAGCAGATTGTCATGGAGGTGGTGAACCAGAACCGGGTCACCCCCATCGAGACGTGGGGCACCCTGCGTCGTCGCTTCCGTGACCCCAAGGACACCGAGGTCACCGAGGGCTGGCTGACCGACATCCTGACCGAGGCCGGGGCCGACCCCAACTACATCGAGCGGGCCAAGTTGCACCTCGGCTATGCCGACGAGGCCGAGTTCGAACGGCGTATGACTGCACTGCTGGGCAAGGACGAGGCCAAGGCGGTGATGGACTACCACCGGGCGGTGGCCGAGGCCGAGGGCATCCACATCAGCGAGTCGCTGGGTGACAAGTACGCCGACGCCCCCAAGTCCCTCGACCAGTGGAACGAGAAGCGGGGCATGGCCCTGTTCCAAGTCATCGAGGACGCGATGATTGCGCGTGGCCTCAAGGTGCCCGACATCGACGACGACATCCTCAAGGCGTACGTCGAGATTGGTCGGGCCCGGATGCCCGACCTGTCGTTGCCCGCACCTGACCGGGAACTGGCATGGGTCGGCCACCCGCACGCCACCCAGACCGAACTCATCCCGCTGTCCGAACTGCTGGCCATGGCCCCGGGCAACCCGGCCACTCGGCTGTCGTCGGAGGAGGTCGACGACCTCGCTGCCTCGCTCAATGCCGAGGGCATGCGTGAGCCTATCCAGTTGACCTATGGTCAGCAGGACCGGACGGTCCTCATCGACGAGGGCAACCACCGGCTGGAGGCACTGCGCCGGTCCCACCCCAAGGGGCAGGACAAGGTCATGGTCCCGGTGACCGTGTTCCTCAACAAGCGCCGCCCCCTCGGTGGGACGGTGGTGCCCGGGCGACCGCCGGACGAGTTCGGCTACATCCCCAACCAGATGAAGCCGAGCGACATCGGCCTCGTCGACCCGGAGGTGGCGCTGTTCCGGCGCAACGAGGCCGAGCGCCTGCGTGCGACCAAGGACTTGACCGACGCCGAGCGCAAGGGACGTGCCGCCCTCAAGGCCCGTGTCGACCGTGCCCGCAATCCCGAGTTGGGCGTGCCCGGGCAGGTGCCCAACGCACCCGATGGTCGGCTCCTCGCCCACGACAACAACGGGCGGGTCATCCACTCCATCGGTGGCCGCAAGGAACCGGTGCAGTGGCTGGAGGAACTGCAGAACAACCTGACCGACGACCAGATTCGGGAGGCCGCGCAGTGGTACTCCTCGATGCGCCGGTCGTTCATGGCTCTCAACGACAACCAGCGTGAGGAGGCCGTGCAGATGCTCATGGCCTTCGGCGCGACCCAGTTGAACACGTCGCCGGTCGATGGCATGCGCTTCCTGCTGCGCATCAGCGAGACGCTGCGGGGTGGGGGCAAACTGCCCGACGACCTGATGGAGTTGAAGAAGTACGCCGGGCTCAACGGGCCTGCCCTCAAGGCGTTCATGTCCGACGCCTACAGCAACCCCCTCACCAGTGAGGGCTTCGGCTTCAAACTCATCGACTTCATCGACTCGCTCCTCGGCATGCCCACCCGGACCATCCCCGTCCGTGGGCCCAAGGGCAACTGGATGCCGGTGGCCGGTGACATCTGGGCCAAGCGCGATGCGGGCTACCTCGACAAGAAGATGTTCGCCTACCTCCAGAAGGTGTACGGCTCCGAGTTCCGGGTCACCAAGACGAACGTGCGCAAGGTGACCAAGGTCAACGCCAAGGGCAAGGTCGTCACCTCCGAGAAGTTCGACTCGTTCCAGTTCACCAACCGGACGACCGGCGAGACGCACACCATCCCGGCCAAGGACGTGGGGTCGAACCCCAACGACCACGAGTACGACGCCATCGTCGAGTTCTACAACGACATCGTCGACCACCTCAACGAGCAGGAGTTCCTTGGGCGCACCGACTGGACCGGTGCCGAGGCGCAGGCGATGGGCTGGTTCCGTGCGAAGAAGGCGTTCGGCGACGACACCGGTGACGTGCGCTCGGCGTTCTTTGAGAACTCGTACCAGACCACGGTCGAGGTCACGCCCAACGAGCGGATGACGTGGGACGACCTGCCCGAGTTGAGCGAGGAGGCCAGCAACGAGGTGGCCTCGCTGGCCATCCACGACATCAGCGACGAGGCCGCGCACGTGGCGGGCGTGCAGGTCATCTCGATGAACGGGTCCGTGCGGGCATCAGGCGAGGGTCGGCTGGGCTCCGCCGTGAACATCGAGATTCTGTCCACGCCCCAGAACGCCGAGACGCACGCTGCCGTCCTCGGTGTCCAACTGCGCCTGCCCAGCATCCGCTCGGTGCGGACAACGGTCACCAAGCCGACCGCCAAGAACTCGGTCAGGCACGCGGCCAACATCACATTTCCTTCCAACATCACGCGGCCCGAGATGCGTGGGGTCATGAAGCAGTTGGCGGAGGACAACCCGTTCTTCCGCAACGCCGACCTGCAGGTGGCACCGGACGGGTCGTACATCATCCGGGTGGTGAGCGAGCCGGGCGAGGGGTTGCCCTCGTTCACCAGCCGGATGGATGACACCGCCCTCAACGACCTGTACACGAGCATCGTCCATCAGGACGGCTACGCCCGTGGGCGCTACGTCCAGCCCCAGCGACTGGAGTCCATCGAGGCACAGGGCAAGGGCGTCATGCGCGAGATTGCCACCAGCCCGGCCACGCCCATCGACTACCTCGACGAGAACTGGGATGACATCGTCGATGACCTGTATGCCAAGACCCGCGAGCCGTGGGGTGGTGAGTCCATCGACGCCCACTCCGACGCCAAGGTCACGCCCGCTGGTGAGGAGAATGGCGGTGGCCCCTTCTCGTCCGCCTTCGGGGAGACGCTGAGCATCGCCCCGGGCGGGACACGGGCCGAGTTCGAAGCGGCGCTGCGCCAGTTCGTCGATGCCAACCATGGCCATCTGGAACGCGAGGGCGTGTGGCTCGGGGTGTTCCACGATGTCGACACCGGGACCATCGACTTCGACGTGAACTGGCTGACCGACACGCTGGAGGATGCCGAGGCCCTGCAGACCCACCTCAAGCGCCGGGGTGGGGCGTACGACTACACCTCCGGCAACGGGGTGTACATGGCCCAGCACGACCCGGCCATGGCGTACGGTGTGTCGCGCACCTACGCTGATGTCATCGAACTGAGCAACGACTGGTCGCTGTACCCCAACGGCGAGCAGTACATGGAGGCACTGCGCCGCATCCCGGCGGCAGAGGAGAAGGTCGATGTCGGACGACGACAGGCAGCAGCAGAGTACTTGGATAGTGACGGCAGGGATTGGGCGCGAATGGTCATCGACCGCGCCTACAACACCGTCGCGCCCCGAGAAGTCGCCACTCACCGGACTGCCCGAGCCGCCGCCGGAGACGATGCCTTCGACCTCGCCAGTGACACCGGACATTTCTCCCAGCATCCTCGGGGCACAAGAGCCGCCCGAACAGCCGCCTCTGACGCCCGACGAAGCACCACTCTCTGGCAACGTGCCAGCCGAGCCGACGGGACAGACCGCACCGCTGGTGCCGCCGGAGCCGGGGCAGCCGCCGGTCCTCCCGCCGGCGCCCGGGGCGCTATAACCGACGCCGGTGGTGCCACCTCCAAGGGCACCCGCCGGGCGCAGGTCTACATCGGGAAGACGCGGGCCAAGGACACCGCCGCCCACGAGATGGCCCACGACTGGGTCAACCGTCACATGCAGGCATCGGCCAAGCGCCGGGCCAAGCGGGTGTACGCCGACGAGCATGGCCTCACGTACGACCCGCGCTCGCGTGTGACCGAACTGACGGTCGACGAGCAGGAGTGGCTGGCCGACCAGTTCGTGGAGTACCTGCGCCAAGGCGACGAGGCCATGGTGTCGCCGACGTTGCGGCCACTGGCTGCCCACTACAAGAAGAGCCTCCGCGACAAGCGCGTGCCGGTTCCGCCCACACCCGAGGAGCAGGCCCACCGCGTGGCGCAGCGCCAGTACGAGGCCGACATGGCCGAGTACGAGAACGCCCGTATCGCCCACGAGCAGGCCACCGCCCAGCACCAGAAGGACTTGGCCGACTGGGAGGCCGAGGCTGCGGCTGCTCCGGCAGAGGGGGAGATTCGCTTCCCCCCTGTGCCGGAGGGTGCCAGCCTCGGTCCGGTCCACCCCGGCGACCAAGCGGGTATGCAGTGGGACGAACTGGTCACCGACCCGGAACGGGTCCGGCGTATCAAGCCGGGGCAGTCCAAGCCGCTCCACCAGATTCTCATGAGCGACGAGGACTACAGCCGTGTCCTCTCGCGCTACTCGCACTTCATCACGCCCGACCCCAAGACGCCGGGCACGCACATCATCACGATGCCCAAGACCCGGCCCGCGCCTGTTGCCACCACACGCCGGTACGTGTCCAAGGAAGGTGACGTCGTCACGCAGGAGGCGCTGCCTGTCGCCGGTGCCCCGCCCGTGGACAAGGCAGAGGCCGAGTTGCGCTCACTGCTGCGGATGCAGGAGGACATCCAGAAGGGCATCGACGAGGCAGTCCCGCCCAACCTGCGTGACTACGGGCTGGAGAAGCGGGCCGAGTACGAAGAGGCCATGGCTGTCCATCAGGCCGACATCAGGTCACGTGAGAACGACCTGCGCAACGTGGTCGAGCGTCGCCTGTTCCTCGCCAACAAGCAGAAGAAGGCTGCGGCCAAGGCTGCCGAGCCGGTCGCGGACGTGGCCGAGGTCAAGGCCGTCTACACGAAGTGGAACGACAGTGGGGCCAAGAACGCTCCACGGATGCGGGCCGACCTTGAACGTCTGTCGGCTTCTGGCCACGACGTGAAGGACGAGATTGATATGGTCGACGACTGGGAGAACATGGAGCGCCGTGACTTCGGCGACATGGAGGAGTACAAGGACGCCCGGCAGGATGCGTGGGACGAACTGCTCAACTCGCTGGAGTCGAAGACCATCCCCGAAGACCTCACCGATGCTGGCCTGCAGGCGTCGCTCAAGAACGTGGGCACGGTCGAGGACGTGGTGCCGGTCCGCCCCAAGCCGGAGCCGCCGCCCGAGTTCAACATGGTCGCCCCGGCGGAGCCGGTCGCTCCGCCCCGTGGCCCCAAGACCCGCAAGCGCACGCTCGTGCCCGAGGTCGGCTCGCTGTTCGACGACACGGCCAAGGCCCCACCGCCGAAGAACCCGTACGCCTTCGACGTGGACGAGGAGTTGGCGCTGCGCTGGATGTACGCCTCACACCACCGCGCCGACCGGGTGAGCCGTGAACTCATCAACGCCCGGAGCGAGCGGTCGTGGCTGGAACGCAGCCTCAACCACCAGTACTTCGGGATGTACCCGCTGTCCTACATGTGGGGCAAGGTGCTGCCCGAGATGCTGGAGTTCCTGCTGTTCAAGCCGTTCGGTCTGGAGATGCCGCTGGTCGGCATCCAGAACGTCAACAAGATGTACCAGCAC